TTCATTGCAACATAATGTGGTAAAAAGTCTAACATGCGTATTCTCCTTCAGTGCCTATATACTTATAATACACTTCTATTTACGTTTTGTCAAGAGAAAAGTTGGGCGAGATTGACCCGCCCAACTGTATGGCGTCTTATGCACTCTGTGCAGCCTTGATGTATTTGCCATAACGGTCATGAAATTCATCAAAACATGCAATTGCGTCTGGATCAATTGGCAGTGAGTATTGCGTAAGAGCTAATTTGATACCCATAACAACTAATTCAGTTTCAAAGTTATCCATTGCAAAGCGTAAAAAGTTGTTGACTTTATCATCAAACTTTTTATCATTTTTGTCACATGCTTCTTTAAGCTCATAACAAAGACTTACAGTCAAGGAATACTTGGCACTGATTTCTTGTGTCTGTAATTCTTTTACTTTGCCGGATAAAATATCGCTTGGATTAGGCATACTAGATGCAATCTTGCGATGCGCCATAAATTTAATTCCAAGTCCTTCTCCAACAGAACCAGCAACTAGATCTGTTGTAGTAGACTCATCATCATCGTCTTCAAGTAGTTCTGATACAAATGTCCATGAGCGAGGAGAAGCAAATGAACGACTAGAACTACGTGGATCAAAATCATACAAATCGCCTTTGGCAAAAGTTAAGTAGCCAACAACGTCTTTGTGGATATTGTTTGCAACTGACCATTCAAACCAGTCGTCAAAATTGACAGCTAATTCTAAGTGAACGAATCGGTTAGCAAGTGGAGCAGGCATACGATATGTCACGCCTTTGTCTGCTTCACGGTTACCTGCGGCAACAATAACTACATTGTCCGGTAACTTATATTCACCAATACGACGATTAAGTGTCAACTGGTACGCAGCCGCTTGTACTGCTGGTGCCGCAGAATTCATTTCATCTAAGAACAATGTAATATGATCATACTTAGATGCCATTTCTTCATCTGGCAATTCCATAGGTGGTGCCCACACCATTTTACCTTGTGTTGAATCAAAGTAAGGAATGCCTTTAATATCTGTTGGTTCCCAAAGAGATAGTCGAATATCAATCAAATGACTGTTAGGAAAGCTATCGTTTACTTGCCCTACGATATCTGACTTACCAATACCTGGAGGACCCCAAATAAAGATAGGACGTTTTTTGCGCATTGCCCGGCGCAAACTTGCTTTTGCCTTGTTTGGCGAAACTGTTCTTAAATCTGACATGCTGTATTCCTCTCATGTTTATCAGTGCCTATAAACTAATATAACATTGGAATGGTTGCTTGTCAACCTTTACTTGGTAAGTTTTCTGATCTTTTCATGGCTTTTGTTATACCGTACTTACGAAGATCGCCACTGAACAGTGTAAGTTCAACTGCTTTTTTCTCGTTGGTTACGTGTATAGCAGTGTTATCAAGGTAATACGGACAGTCAATAAACTGATCTAAAAATATAATTACCTGTGTGGTGATTGGCATATCTGGTGGATACAGTATTCTATATGTTGCTAGATCAATTTTAGAAAGCATATCAAACCCTTCTTCGGTTAAACGAAGTCCGCCGACTTCCTTTTCTCTAGTGTTCTTCCACCATGTTGGAAAGTACTGAGCTATGTTCTCTTTACTAATTGCCAGGTTAAGTTGTTTTAAAAAAAGTTTTGTATATACTGTCTTATTCATCTGTAACTTTTTCGCCTGCTGTTAATTTAAATACAGCAAAGTCGTTAGTCTTAAACATTATGTTTAGTTTTTTAGAAAGATTAATTGCATGTCCTGGATTTGAAAAACTTGTTTTCTTATACTTAGGTCCGGGATAATTTGTTAATTTGTTTTGTGACTTTAAGTTAAATGGTTTGTCTTTATAGAATACCGCCCAGATAGCTTCAGCATCGAGCACTTGCTCACTCTTGTAAGTTTTACCGTCTACAAATTCCATTAATATATTTGGTGCTGGTCTACTCATATGCGTATCCTTTAGTTATATACGCATATATTTATCATTTTAAATGTCTATTTCCATTCGCCACCACCGCCTATTTCTACTTTTATGATGTCATCTGACGCCCCACTAGCATTTTCTTTTACAAATTTTTCTAAGTCTCCGTGTATACGAGACATAACAATACCAAGTGCAAATGCTAGATTTTTTGCTTGTGCAATATCCATACGAACTTCTTTGGCACGACTGTTTTCAGCAGCCTGAACTTGTTTGATAAACTGTTGTAATGGAGCAGTATTAAGTGGTTCGTTTGACATTGCTTAGAGCCAGTTTCATTTCAATTTCAGTCTTATAAGGACCCATATATTCATTGCGCTCAACTGTAACTTGCTTTGGACAAAAACTTTTAAGCCAGTTTACGTTAAACTTAATTAGATAATAACCAGCACAATACACACTACGACTCTTTTCACTTTTTGTAAACAACGGAAGTTTGTTTTGTATATCAAACATACTGTTGTATGGTGTTGTGCGTGTAGGAAATCCATGCACTGAAAAGTCTTTTTGCTCTTCAGGTGCAATAACTTTTGCAGTTAAAAAACTAGGCCCAAACTTTTTAGTTAGATCTGATGCATCGGAGTGAAAGGTAATTTTACCTTTGTTACTAAAAATGAAACCTTCGTCGTTTTTACTAATTGTGCCAACTTTTTCTCCGGCTTCTTCGACAATCCAAAACTTATCCTCTAAGATTGGTTTAGCATTAATTGTCATTTATATACCTCGCTTGTAATGGTGTTGCATAAGATGCTGCCTGGTCTGCAATACGTTGCATATCCCACTTAGCACAGAATTTCATAAGACGCATGCCTACTTGTTGTACTTCTTTAGGCTTTGCATTTTCTTCAATAGTACTATTAATTATCTCTCTAATATCTGCAGGTTGTGCAGTCAAGTCACATAGTACAACATTGCGGTTGTAGTCATCTAGTACACGATGTTCTTCGCCATTATGATCAGTCCAGCGTTGCAACATCATATTGTTCCAGTTGTAACCTTTAGTGTCTTTGTCTGCAAATGCTTCAATAAGACCTACTTTGTTCTTAGTGCCTTTCTTGCGTACACCGGGGTAAGCACTAAACACGTTGTCACTAGTATCGCCACGCATACACTTTTCAAACAACATAAAGTCGGGCTCGGGTGCAGGCTTAGGCTCTTTAGTCTTCTTGTCAATAACAGGCTCACGCTTCTTATCGTCAAAGTATCCTTCGTGTGTAATAATAGTATTGCTAACACCGTTGTACTGTTGTACATTAGGTGCAATAAGTTGTGCAAAGTCGCCGTCAGTACTAATAATAACATGATTGTCATTAGGGTGTGCTTGCACCCAACCAGCAATTAAGTCATCTGCTTCTAGTTGCGGATGACGCATTACTGTACAGTTAGTTTTGTCTGTAATAAATGTTTTAAATTCGTCAAAGCACTCCCAAAAGATTGTATCTTCTTCTTGCTGTGCAGGAGTTAGTGCATCGCGAGCAACTTTTCTGTTGCGCTTGTAAGGCTCATAATAGTCCTTGCGCCAGCTACGACCTTCTAAACAAAACACAACATGATCTGCATCAAAGTCTTGCCATGCTTTCTTAACACCTGACAATGTAATATGGAAGGCCATACCGACCTTAGTGTCAATATCGCCACGTACTACATGCCTTGCACGAAAGAAAGTGTTAGCAGTGTCTACTAGAATATAAGTTGCCATTAGTTTGCCTATTGTTGTTTATATATACGATTATATACGATTATATACGATTTGTCAAGCATTAACTTACTTCGCTTTTGCCTTTATCAATTGGCACTACATTAATGTAACCAGTGTTTACTTTAGAATCAACTGCTTCTTCTTGTAGCATGTTATACACAATGTCACGGAACCATCTATCAACAATTTCTTCTTCGGGATCTGATTCTTCTCCGTATCCGTTTTGTATTAGTTCTTGAATAAAGTATTTGTTCCAATCAAGCTCAAAGAACCCATTACGGATATTGTCTCCGTTGACTTGCATATCAAGTACATTTACCCAAGGTTCCTTCTTACGTGTTGCATATTCTTTTGGATCACGTACTTTAATAACTTCTAGTTCTTTTTGTTCCTTAGCAGTAACGCCTGTTAAGTCTCTTACTTTTTTACTCCACCATCCCATTATAGACCTGCCTTTCTAAGTGCGTCTTGATCGATAGGCGCCTTCATAGCCTTTTCGTGTTGTGCATTTTTATATTGTCTAAGTTCCCCAGGCATTTCCGAATAAGCTGATATGGAGTCTTGGGGTAAATCGCCATCCTTCTGCCATACACGCTTCAGCCACGTCTTTAACGTTGAGGGTGTATTCTTCACTGCGTCCGCCCATTGGCATAAGATATACCGGACATTCCACCCCGGCACTTCTGTAAGCGTCCACAGCTCTTTTAACTTCTTCAAAGTCGTCTTCAGTAGCCACAACAAACTTAAGATAAAGTTCGCTATCAGTAACGCACTGATACTCACTAGCAACATCAGGCTTGATAGCAGTCTCCCAAGGTTCTCCTGAGACACTAAGTTTTGGGGAACAACTCCAAGTGACTGTAATTCTGTCGCTGTCGTTGAGATAGTTGTAGAGATCGTCGTGTAAATGTTGTGTAGTATTTGTTTCAAATGTGATGTTCCTTAAATCCTGCATACGTGGATGTTCAAACAGCTCTACGTAAAGCCGTTGCCACGCTAACAACGGTTCACCGCCTGTCATGATCAAGTGTACATCTTGACCATTGTCCTGTACCCACTTACC